TTAAAAACAACCCCATGTAAATGAGTAATTAACTATGCCATTACCAAAAGCAAAGCATTTGTGCGGGGCAAAAACTCGCAGCGGTAAAGAATGCCAGAATGCGGCAATGGCAAATGGGCGTTGCCGTCTTCATGGTGGAAAATCAACAGGCGCACCGGAAGGAAATAAAAACTCCGCCAAACCCGGTGCGATTTATTCTAAGTTTATGATCGATGAAGAATTAGAAATAGCAGAACAGGTCGAACTTGATAATTTAGATCAAGAGATAAAAGTTTATAGAGTCCGCTTGTACCGTCTTTTAAAAGAAGAACGGGAACAAGAGGATAATCTAGAATTAAAAACAAGAACAACACAAACACCAGTTGTTGGAGGCTTACCGATTACCGCTGGCGAAGGTGAGGAAGAAGATCTCATTGAAACAAAGCAGTATATAAAAAAAGATTACACCTCACTTATTAATCAAACTACAGCAAGGCTTCAATCTCTCATTTCTCAAAGAAATGCGCTCATTAGTACTCAACTTGATAATGAGAGAAAAAGAATAGAGCTTAACGCAATGAAGTCTGGCGGTGAGAGTGAAGAGGTTAAGTCAATTGTTGTTGAGGTTATAGACGCAAGGAAAAGTTAATAATGCCTAAGTTAAATATACCTCAAGCAAAATTCCTAAGTATGAATAATAAATTCAGAGCTTATGTTGCAGGTTTCGGCTCTGGAAAAACATGGGTTGGATGTGGCGCGCTCATGAAACATTTCGCAGAGTTCCCTAAAGTCAATGCGGGATACTTTGCTCCAACATTTGGGCAGATTAGAGATATTTTCTATCCCACAATTGAAGAAGTGGCTTACGATTGGGGATTTAGTGTTGATATTAAAGCTTCAAACAAAGAAGTTCACGTTTACAGAGGTAAATACTATTACGGCACAATTATCTGTCGTTCCATGGATAACCCCTCAAGTATTGTCGGTTTTAAGATTGGTCAAGCTTTATGTGACGAACTTGATGTAATGCCAACAGCTAAGGCGCAGATTGCATGGCGTAAAATCATCGCCCGTATGCGTTATAAAATTGATGGATTGCGCAATGGTGTGGATGTAACTACCACCCCAGAGGGTTTTAAGTTTGTCTATCAACAGTTCGTAAAAGAAATCAGAGAAAAACCAGAACTTAAAGCGCTTTACGGAATAATCCAAGCTAGCACTTACGACAACGAGGCGAATCTGCCAGATGATTACATAGAATCACTAAGACAATCATATCCGCCACAGCTTATTGACGCATATCTAAACGGTCAATTTGTTAACTTAAATAGCGGTACTGTTTATGTGAACTTTGATCGCTTGCTGAGCCATAGTGATGTCGTAATGGATCTTTATGAGCCGCTTCATATTGGCATGGACTTTAACGTCATGAATATGAGTGCAGTTGTTCATGTTGTACGTGGTAATTATATTTACGCGGTAGATGAGTTGAAAGGTGTAAGAGATACGCCTGAAATGGCAAAAATTCTTTTAGATAAATACCCAAATCACCAAGTTATCATCTATCCTGATGCCTCAGGGCAAAATACGACCAGTAAGAACGCCTCAGAATCTGACTTAAGTATTCTTCGCAAGCATGGTTTTGTTATTAGAGTTGGAACGCAAAATCCTTATGTGCGAGATCGTGTTTTATCCGTTAATGCGGCATTTTGTAACATGAATGGCGAAAGACGTTATTTTGTGAACACAAATAAATGCCCATCCTATACAGAATGTTTAGAACAGCAAGCCTATGACACAAATGGTATGCCTGATAAACATGGTGGATTCGATCATTTAAATGACGCAGCCGGTTATTTTATCAATCACCACATGCCAATTATCAAGCCAACTTCTAGACAGTCATCACTAAATCTACGCTAAGGATTTTATATGTTTAAAGTATCTGATACTTCGCCAGAAATGGCGAAATTGCATTCGCGTGTTCGCATTATAGATGACTTGTTAGGTGGAACAGAGCGAATGAGAGAAGTTAGCAAAACCTATTTACCGAAGTTCCCATTAGAAGACGAGGATACTTACAAAAATAGGCTAGAACGAACAACACTTTATCCAGCTTTAGAAGAAACACTCTCCCAAATGAACGGGAGAGTTTTTTTTACCCCGATTAATATCACAAAGATCAACAATAAGCTTGCTAGTGAAATACTCCCGGACGTTGACATGGAAGGGAATAACCTTGACGTGTTTGCATCCAGTTGGTTTCACGCAGGATTAGCCTATGGTGTTAGTTATGTTCTGGTCGATTACCCAGTTACAAACGATGCCAAAACACTAGCAGAAGAAAAGGCTATGGGGGCTAGACCTTATTTAGTTCACATTCATCCATCCTCAGTTTTGGGTTTTAAAACAGCCAGAATTAACGGTAAACGTGTATTTACTCAATTTAGATATCGTGAGTTCATTGATGAAGAGAATGGAGAATTTGGGTTAAAACAAATTGAGCAGATCAATGTGTATGAGCGTGGAAGGGTTCGAAAATTCAGAAAAATTGAAAATACGAAAGATGGAGAAAACGATTATTACTTGCACGCTGAGGTTGAGCTTAAGCATTTAGGCAAAACTCTTGATTTTATTCCTATCGTACCTTTTATCACAAAACAAACTGATCACTTTGGCATTGGAAGACCTCCGTTGCTGGAGCTAGCCCACTTAAATATTAAGCATTGGCAATCCCAATCAGATCAAGACAACATTGTTAGTGTTGCAAGAGTTCCGCTCCTTGCTAGAACTGGAGCAATTGAGGGGGAACAGTTTCAAATTGGGGGTTCTGTAATTGATCTGCCAAGAGAAGGTAGTCTTTTCTATGTTGAACATTCAGGTAATGCGATAGGTGCTGGGAAAGAATCAATTAAAGAGCTTGAATCTCAGATGTTGGTGGCTGGAGCAAAACTTCTTATCAAAAACATTATCGCTATGACTGAAAGTCAAGCAAGAGATGAGCAAGGAAAAGAAATCAGTCAATTAAGACTTTATGCCAACAAATTCGAAGACGCACTTGATTTAGCGCTTGAATATGTAGGTTTCTGGCTTGGTATTGAGAACGTAGGTAATGTTGAGATAAGCGGCAATATTGATAGCGAAATCGATCCTAACGCCTCATTGGATATGGTTATTAAACTGAACTCGGCTGGAGTCATTTCCACCCAAACAACATTTGAAGAGGCAAAACGCAGAGGTTTGCTATCTGATCATGCTAGTTGGGAAGATGAGCAAGCTAGACTAGAAGTCGAAAGTATGAGTGGAAATTTCCATGGAGAAAACAATGAGTATTGATGAGCAAATAGAACATCTGCTCACAGATCATAAAATCTTACTCTTTCGTTATGACGCCTCATTAAGACGAGAAATCGTAAAACGGCTCAATAAACTGCAAAAACAGATGTTGAGCCGTATTTCTGCTGTTGGGTTGGAAAATGCAAGTAAAAGAGATGTAGCAAAGTTACTTGGTGAGATAAAAGAACTTATCAAGGGTTACTATGTTGAAATGTATAGTTTTACAGATGGTGAGTTGCAAAGCCTTTTACCAATTGAAGCTTTGGCAATAATGGAAATATATAATCAGTCCGTAAAATTCGATTTATTCAACAAGGTGCCGGACTATAAGTTAAAAGCCAATAAAACCGCTCAAATCGTCGCTGGTTCACCTTTGTCTGATTGGTTCGATAAACAGGGAAGCGATTTAAGTTTTAAGTTCTCTGGGCTAATTAGACAGGGTATTTTGGACGGTAAAGCAACAAGCAGAATCATCACAGAAGTAAATGAGCTTATGGTGCATTCACGTCGTTCTGCTGAAACATTAGTTAGAACGGCTGTGATGAAGGTTAACGACGAAGCTCACAAGCTTTTGCGTGATGAAAACATGGATATCATCAAAGGCGAGCAACACATAAGCACTCTTGACACGAGAACGTCAGAAGTTTGTCGTGCTAGAGATGGTTTAGTGTGGGATTTAAACCAAAAGCCAGTTGGTGATCACAAGGTGCCATACCAAAGACCTCCATTACATCCAAATTGCAGATCAACCTTGCGTCTAATTATGAAATCTTGGCGAGAGTTAGGCTTTGATGTCGATGAAATTCCAGAAAGCACTAGAGCCAGCATGGATGGACAGGTAAAAGCTAACATCACTTATGAAGATTGGCTTAAAAACAAAACTAAGGCGCAACAAGATGAAATCTTAGGCAAGGGTAAGGCTGATTTATGGCGAAATGGTGTTATCACTTTTCGGGATATGCTAGATCAGTCTGGGCGCCCCTTGACACTCAAAGAACTTAGAGAGCAGTTTAAATTAGGCGGTGTTGAGAGTGCCGTAAATGCTGTTTATAAACGCGCAAGTGAATTAGAGCCGGCATTTACAAATGATATGTTATCCATCGTTAAGCAATCTAATGGCTATTTAGATGGGTTAGATTATCGCTTGAAAAGCATTGATTCCATCACGCGCAAAGTTCAAACGGATATTATTAAAACCGGAATAACAGAAGGAGAGTCGCTAAGTAAAATAACTGATATTGTGCGTTATACCACAATTTTTGAGAGCAAGAATTTCACGCAAAATTATTTTCGAATGCAGGAAATTCTTACTGAAAAAGGTTATAATGTAACCAGAGTTAAAAATACTTGGCGAAAAGGTGCTGTATATAAAGGTATTAATACGATCGTTGAAAAAGATGGCGTTAAGTTTGAAATGCAGTACCACACCAGACAAAGCTTTGAGTTGAAGAATGGAAAATTGCATGAGTTATATGAAAAAGCAAGGATTCTTAATATTTCATCCGAAGAGCTTAAAAGACTTAACGAGAAGATGAAGGATTTAAGTAATCAACTTGAAACCCCTGTCAATATAGGAAAGATCAGGAATTAGCGATGGAATATTATCTTGTTTTCCCAAAGTCAAATAATCAATTGCTTGTGAGAGGTGAAGCATACGACTATTTAACGTTTGCCAAGTTTGATTTAAAAAAAAATGCTTGGGATAATTCTGATGCGTTTTATTGGGGCGACAAAATTTTAGCAAGTGATTTTGTTGATTTCGAGCAAATATCGGAGGAAATGGCAAATGCATGGATTGATAAGCATAAGTGATAAAGCAAAATTATTTGCAGAGCAGATACATGCTAATCAATTTGATAAGGCTGGAAGTCCTTATATTTGTCACTTATCTTTTGTTGCTGAAATGCTTACAGGTGAGCACGATGATGTTATTGCTGCGGCTTGGTTGCATGACAGCGTGGAAGATACCGAAACTACAATAACTGACGTTAAACACCTGTTTGGTGAACACATTTCCGAAGCTATAGATGCGATAACGAAACGAGATGGTGAGGATTATCATGGCTATTTGCAACGAGTAAAATCGAATGATATAGCAAGAAAAGTTAAAATAGCTGATCTCACTCATAATATGGATTTAAGTCGTTTACCAAAAATAACAGAAAAGGATTTATCTCGACAGAGAAAATATCAACAAGCTAAACAATTTTTACAAACCTAGCCTAGCGCTAGGTTTTTTATTACCAAATAAAAGGAAAATATGAACAGTGAATTAATCCATGTTTATCCAATAAACGACTTAAGAGAGCATGAACATAGCGAAAATTGTTGGTGTAAGCCAATTGTTCTTGAAAGTGCTGATATTTGCATCCACCACGCAATGGATCAGCGCGATCGCTATGAAAATAGTGAATTAAAAATGCACTAACAGATTTAAAACAGAAAACAACGACCGCCTTAGTGGAAACACGAGGTGGTTTTTTATACCCGTCATTCAAGGAATGGCGATTTTAACGTGCTAGGCACATCAACAACATATCACGAGGTGATCTTTTATGTACAAATTTATGAATTTAGGCAAATTCTCACAAAAGCTTAATGGCAATCCTGATGAAGCTGGCGGCGGTGCTGGTGGTAGCGGTGCTAGTGAGGCGAAATATACACAAGCCGATCTTGATAAAGCCATTAGCGAAGCAGTCGCAAAAGAAGTCGCTGGACTTAAAACAAAGAATTCTGAATTGCTAGGCGCTCAGAAAGATTTGAAAGAGAAGTTAGCTAAATTCGACGGCTTAGACCCGGAAACCATTAAAAATCTCATGACTCAATTCGAGAATGATGAGGAAATGAAAAAAATTGCTGAGGGCAAGTATAAAGAAGTCATTGAAGCTCGAGTAAGCAAGGTAAACGAAGCAAAACAGCGTGAAATCGACGCACTCAATGCGAAACATCAAGAAGAAATGAATAAGCTGCAAGCAAGCTTAGATCGCTATTCTGGATTGGTTCTTGAAAACGCTATCCGTAGTGAGGCAACCAAAGCAGGTGTTACCTTTGGTGCTGACGATGCTGTATTAAGAGCTAAGCTCACGTTTAAGCTTGATGACGGACTCGTTGTTCCAGTTGACGAAAATACTTTTGGTGGTGATGGTAAACCATTGACACTGAAAGAATGGTTCGAAAGCATGAAAGAAAAGGCACCTCACTGGTTCCCAGCATCGCAAGGCGGTGGATCTTCTAATGGCAGCCAAAATGGAGCGAAAACAATGTCTCGCGCTCAATTCGAAAAACTCTCTCCTGCTGAACAAATGAAGACTATGCAGGATGGAATTACATTAACTAACTAAATTAAAAGAGGTCAGAAATGGCAGACAAAAATACTTTAACAGCAATCGCACCATCTCTTTATGCTGCGTTAAATACCGTTTCTCGTGAGATGGTTGGATTCATCCCAGCGGTTAACCGTAACTCAACAGCAGAGCGCGCGGCTTTAGGTGATGAAGTGACTGTGCCAATCGCAAGTGCAGGTGAACTTGAAGATATTTCACCGGGTCAACAGCCTAAAAACACAGGCGGCACAACTCCTGAATCAGTCAAAATCAAGATGGAGCACTCAAAAGCTGCCCCTATCGTTTGGACTGGTGAAGATGAGAAACGTGTAAATAACGCTGGCGTTTATAATGGCGTATTAGCTGATCAGTTTGCTGATGGTATGCGCAAACTTGTTAATACGATTGAGCGCGATGTCGCAATTAAAGCGTTGATTGGTGCCTCTCGTGCTTACGGTACATATGGCAAGACACCATTTGGTACAGCAGGTAATTTATCTGACTTTGCTGGTGTTGCCCGTATTCTTGATGATAACGGCTGTCCTATTGTGGATCGTCAATTAGTCGTCAACTCTGGTGCGATGGCTAACTTGCGTGGTGTGCAGTCTGTTTTATTCAAAGTGAATGAGGCAGGTAGCGCAGATATGTTACGCGACGGCTACACAGATCGAGTGCAAGGTTTTGCCCTTCGCAACTCTGCTGGTATCTCAATGCATAAACAAGGTAATGCTGCCTCCAAAACTTTAAATGGTGGTGCGGCAACGGGATTGCGTGAACTTGCATTACAGTCTGGAACAGGTGATTTCAAAGCGGGTGATTTGATTTATCTAAACAATGATAAAAACAACATCTACACCGTGGCAGAAGATTTAGGTAACGGTGCGGGCAAATTGAAAATCAACGCACCGGGTATTGTCACTTCGATGTCTGGTAGTGAAACCATTACATCATTTGGCGACTTTACACCTAACTTTGCCTTTGACCGTAACGCTATTGTGCTTGCAACACGTGCGCCAGCGCAACCAACTGGTGGTGATAGCGCGGAAGACGTTATGTTCTTAACCGATCCAGTTACTGGATTAGTGTTTGAAGTTCGCGTTTACCGTAAATACCGCCAAGTTAAGTTTGAAATTGGTATGACTTGGGGCGCGAAAGTTATTAATTCTCGCCACTTGGCAATTTTAGCGGGTTAACCTGAAACAACATAAAGAGCGTTCCGAAAGGAGCGCTTTTTTTCATGGAGAAAGATTATGTTTTTTAGAATTGAGAAACAAAATGAGCAGCTAGTAGTACATCAAAGCACGCTTTCTGAGCATGAATCTCTAGGGTGGGTCTTTTTAGGACCAGAAGAAACCAAAAAAGATGATAAAGGCTTGTCTGCTTTGAAAGTAGATGAGTTAAAAGCAATGCTAACTGAAAAAGGAATTGATTTCGATCCTAAAGCCAAGAAAGATGACTTGATTGCCTTACTTAGCGAAGAAAGTTAAAAGTAAAGGGGGAAATATGGATTTAATAATCCCTAATGACTCCTACGTCACTTTGGAAGAAGCTAATAAATATCACGCCCACAGAAACAGTGCATTTGCATGGCAAGAGCTTGATGACGAAACGAAAGCAAGGCGTTTAGTGAGTGCATCGGATTTCTTAGACTTCAATTATCGCTTTCTTGGTAGAAAAGTAGCTCCAACACAACCTCGAGCATTTCCTCGCACTAATACTGGTGGGACTGATAGTAAAGGTATTCCAACTTCGGTCAAATACGCCGTATTTGAGTTAGCTCTTTACGAGAATCTGAATGAAAATCCAGATAGTGAAATGTCTAGCGTTCGTGTTGGTCCTCTTTCGGTGAATTTCGAGAAAAACCTAGCATCTGGTAACGCAAGTAACCGCTTTGAATATGTAAAGGGCATTCTTGATACCTATTTGGATAAAAGCCAAGGTGGCGGCAAGGCTAGAATGTTAAGAGGGTGATATGTACGGTAGGCTAAAAAACATTTCATCATCACTCATCAAAAAATTTGGTTCTCCGTGTGTAGTGAGAATTGAAAAAAAAGGTGAGTACGATCCAGAAACAGGAAGTGTTAATACTGTTCAGGCAGTGGAAAACAAAGCTTTCTGTATTTTCGATAATCTTGCTTACGATTTTCCATCATACCGTGGCGATAGTGGCGCCAGCATGGTTAAACAATGCGATGTTTTGATTTACCTTACGGCGGAAGCTAAGCCAGAATTAAATTCACATGTTGTAGTGAATGGTGAAACGTGGCTTATTGTTAAATTTCAGCCAATTAAGCCATCTAACACCGTCATCATTTACCAATGTCAAGCAAGGCGATTGGGTGGTTAATATGGGAAGTTTTGTTATTGATATAGCAAAATTCAGAGAAAAGCTCGGCAATAAAGCAGATCTTGTTCTGAGAAAAGTTGGGATTGAAACGTATGAAAAAGTAAAACAGAAAACACCAGTAGATACGGGGCAGTTAAGGGCGAGCTGGACTGTAAGTGTTAATGGAATGCCGCAGAATTATAATGGCGATACTTCTGCGCTTAATACTGCCAAGTTTGGTGACACTATTATCATTGCCACAGATAAACCATACGCGCCTGTTATTGAATATGGTTTATATCCTAAACCCGGAGGAATAAAAACTGAGAATGGTTTCTCCACACAAGCCCCCCAAGGAATGGTGAGAATTACTGTTCAAGAAATGCAAGCTTGGCTTAGAAGCAATCTAGGGAAATTCTACTAATGAAAGCGAAAATCAGGGCAATACTTCAAAGTCATTTAGCAAAAATAAGTGATATAGAAACTGCATGGGAAGGTGTAGAAAATGTATTAAACCTACCTTATCAAAGTGTGTTTCTAAATATCTCAAGTACGCTAACAGGTGCAATTAGCGATAAGCCTAAGGCGCAAGAAACAGGGTTCTTACAAGTCACATTGTATTACTCTTCAGGAAAAGGAACGGCTGAGATTGAAGAAAAAGCATCGCAAATAAGACAGCATTTTTATGGTAAATCTTTTGCTAAAAAAGGTGTTCAAGTGGTTATCCACTCGCCACCACAAATAGGTGGCACTTATCTGAATGACAACATTCTTGCGCTACCAGTAACTATTAATTTTACTGCCTATGAACTCTAAAGGAGGAACAACATGGCAACAAACGCACAAGGGGTTAAACGCAAGGTTGTTTTCTCCAAGGAGAAAACATTTGGCACAAAACCCACCGCAACAACAGGAAAGATTCTTACTCGAACAGAAATCTCCCTGAATACTAACTTTGAGAGTTTCTCAAGTGAAGAAATCCGCACAGATTTACAGCGCGCACCTACAGTTGTTGGTTTTGAGAAAGTAGAGGGCGACATCAAAGGTGAGCTTGCTTGCGGTCAATGGTCTGCTTTTTTAGCAGCCGCACTCCGTGGTGCTTGGACACTGGAGGCAAAGGCACCAATTATTAAAAAAACAACCGATGGCAATAACGAGAAGAATGGGAAAATCCTCGTAGTACCTGAATCTGGTCACGCAACTGAATCGTTCTGTATTGAAGATTTTTTCCAAGACGTCAGTATTAGTCGCGTGTATTTAGGTTGCCGGGTATCAAAAATCAGTATTGATGTTCAACCTAACGGAATTGCATCAATTACCACAACATTTCTTGGACAGCGCGGTGAAGAGTCCGCAACAGCCTATTACACAAATCCGACACCACAAATTCAGTCTGAAAAATTAGCGGGTGTAAATGGGCGCTTAATGCTCAATAAGAAAACCGCAGCGTTAGTAACAGGGTTTAAGTTGGATATTGACCTAAACGCCTCCAGTGAGCCTGTTCTAGGCGCTAAATACGCCCCTGATGTGTTCATTGGAACGGTTAAAGTTGATGGCTCATTTACGATGTACTTCCAAGACAAGAAGATGATCGACGCTGTTAGAACTAGTGAAAATCTTTCTTTAGCCTTGCGGCTAGATGCAGGTGACGCTACTAATGCTGATTACATGAGTATTATTCTCCCCGGAATCAAGGCGACCTCCATTGATATTGATGACGGTGAGAAATTATTGATGCAAACCTGTAATTTCAGCGCATTCCCAGCCGTTTATGATAGCGCAAGCCGGATCGACGATTCCCTGAAGAAACCTACGACGATCATCATTCAAGATACTTTAGCCTAATTAATACAAATCAACACAAGCCACTCCATGAGAGTGGCTTTTTTTATTCCACAGAAATAGAGGACATGAAATATGGATTTATCCACATTAGACATTCGCAAAGCTTCAGAAGAAACCTACCGTTTTGAAGTGTTACACCCTGTGACAAATGAAAAGACAGGTGCATTCATTGATGTTTATTCTTCCCAAAGTGATGTTGTTCGCAAGTTTGCTAATGGTATTTTCCGTAAGCTCCAGAAAGATGATCTTGAGAGCAAGCGTTCACGTCGTCCTAAATTACGTGATCTGGACGATATTGAGCAGGAAAGTATTAATAACGCAATTGTGCGTGTTGCTGGCTGGGAAAATGTCGAATGGGAAGGTAAAGCGCTAGAGTTTAACGATGAAAACGTTAGTAAAGTGCTTAATAAATGCCCTTGGTTATGCTCTCAAATCGTTGAGCATTCAGATGACTTGGGAAACTTTCTAAAGAGCGGATCGAAAGATTAATTGATTACGCTCGAGCAGAATTTAATCTTAATAAACCAGTCAAAAATAGCGATGCAACATTAAGAGAACATCTACAGGCTGTCTGGGAGCAGACTGGAATTAAGCCTGATGAGCTGAATACACCGGAGCCACCTAGTGGGTTGATGTATTTATTCAGCTATTTTAATGAACTTTCGTTATCTAGACAGTATGGTATGGCAATCAATCCTATTTCATACTCAGATATTCTTGCATGGTCCATTCTTACAAAAGTAAGTTTGGCAGCTTGGGAAATCGAGGTTATTAAGAAAATCGACATAGTTTATCTAAACAGTCAAACTGAAACATAAGCCAAGGTTAAGTGCCTTGGCTATTTTTATGGTAAGAGTATGAGAGTGTTTGAATATGCGCCGCAATGGGGCATGGAAATGAAAAAAAAGCCAAGAGTAAATGCGATTAGCTTTGGCGACGGCTATGAACAGCGTATCCCACAGGGAATAAATAATAACCTTCGCGTTTATTCAGTTTCTTTCTCTGGGAGTGAGGAATTAATTAATGAGATTGATAAATTTCTCAGCGATCATGGCGCGGTAAAATCTTTTCTTTGGACGCCATACAATTCGACGCAACAAGGATATTTTAAGTGTGAAGAATGGGGCGTATCTCACAAAACGGGTTTTTTTACACTGTCTGCGGAGTTTAAAGAGGTGATCGGCTAAAATAGCCAACAAGCAAATGAAGAATCTTCATTTGGACAATGCATTATCCCTGATGATCCACCCGATCTTGTCGCAATTCTTAATCAAAAACTGGAGCAGTTAAATGGCTAACTTAAATAAAATTCTTATTGAGTTCGCTCAAGCAGTCAGTGAAAAAGTTCTTAATGTGTTAAACAAGATTAAAGAACTTGAAGAAGAAATACAAACGATTAGCAGAGCAAAAGGAGAACAAGGTCCACCCGGTCCATCTGGTCCACCGGGAGTTCAAGGTTCTCCGGGTATTCAGGGACCACCCGGTCCGTCTGGTCCACCGGGTATTCAGGGACCACCGGGTCCATCTGGATTGCAGGGGATTCAAGGTCTGCCCGGTCCATCAGGTGAGAATGGCTTAAATGGTAAAAGTGCGTATGAAATAGCAGTGCAGAATGGGTTTGTTGGAAGCGAACAAGAATGGTTGGACACACTACTTAAAAGAGAAGAGTTTAATCAGCAGTTATTAATTTTACAAAATAGGATTGGAGGTTTGGCTGTTGATTCTCATACGCACACTATTAGTGATATAGAAGATCTTGAAGATTTGATTAATGCAAGCCGAAAATCAAAAACTGCATGGATAGGAAATGTCACACATCATTCAACGAACACACTTTCAATGCAAGAGTCAATACTGGGTCGCACATTAATACTCTATTTACAATATTCCTCTTCGCATACACTACAAAGTAACAATAATGCATATACGGCATTACTTCACGTCGATTCTGAAATACTGAATTCAGCTAGCGGTAAGAAATATGTCTGTAGTGGGTATTATGCTGGGGGGTGGAAAAATGTTCAAATTGAAATTGTGAGTGCCACTGAAATAATAGTTTATGACATAAGCGGAATGTATTTAAAGCAGATAAAAATGTTTTAAGGGTGATCAAGATGGAAGTTTATTTCTTTAAAAAAGACTTGTCGCAATATCAAGTCTTTCCTGTGCCTGAAAATTTAAAAGATTTCATCAAAATAGAGATCTATGATTTGTCGGAGCTGGAACTTAAACAACTTATTCTCAACGATGGACAATATATTCTCGTTGAGAAACAACCAAGCGCGATGCACATCTGGCGAAATGGTGAGTGGGTTCTTGATGAAGAAAAGCGTATTCAGATTAAGCATGATTTTATTCAGAAATTAACTGATAACATCGACAACACTGCCGCGAATATCACAGCTAAATGGACACGCTTTGCGGAAGAATACAAAGAGCGAGAATCGGCAGCAACCGCATTTAAAGAAGCCGGTTTTACTGGTGAAGTCAGTATTTATATTTCAAGTTTCGCCACCGTTGCGGGACTTGATAATAAATCAGCAACGCTTTTAATTCTCAAGCAAGCAGAAGGTCTGCGCACATTACAAGAGCAACTCGCTGTTCAACGTATGCGCAAGTATGAGTTAAAGCATGATGAGTTGAGTGATGAAGAACTGCAACGTATTCATGACGATATTGTTTCAAAAATGCGACAACTAGCGGAGGCTCAACAATGACGGAAGGTAAGGTTTATTTAGCGCTGTATAAAGGCAAGAAAACAGGTTGGACACCTAAAGCGATTTTGGCTCGATTATCAGATTGGTTAACTCGTAAGCTTACTAAAGGCTTATACAGCCATTGTGAAATTGTCGTAAATAAAGGTTTTAAGGTCTGCTATTCGTCATCAATACGAGATGGTGGAGTACGTAGTAAGATCATGTATTTAGAACATGAAAAGTGGGATTTAATTGAACTGCAAAACATAACGGAAGATCAGATTAAGGCTTATTTTGAGCAAACTAAAAACATGAGGTATGACTGGTGGGGTGCTATCGGTATAGTGCTTGGCATTAAGCAAAAACGCAGCAAGTTCTTTTGTTCAGAATGGTGCTTCAATGCCATTAAAAATAGCGATCAAGGCTGGCGATTCAGTCCTAATCACTTAGCTGTTATCTTTAATAAAGATTAAAGTTAGTGAAGAAAATCATGCGATGAGGACTAATTAAGTGACTGATTTAGATTAGCGCTTAATTGGTCCTCGTTTAATAAGCTATGGCAAATGGTATTTACTAAATAAAAATGACTTTATAACAAAACTTCTTTTGTTTTCTGTATAATTCAGAAAAAACACATACAAGGAGTTTATATGAAAAAGTTACTGAAGTGGATATTTATCATTTTATTTGTATTTCCTGTTATTTTTGGAATTCTCGCGTCAAAAAACAAAAACGCTAAAGAAGACCAAGGTGTTTCTGATAGTGTAGAAAACAAACCCAAAGTCGAGCAAATTGAGGATAATTTTGAGAGCAAGATTGTAGAAAATGCTTATTTTGCGATGACCAAAAAAGACAATCCTAAGACATACAAGGCTTGGGGGAGTGAATGGATAAAAAAAATAAACGATCTTGGTCCGTTAGCTGGTGAGCTTGCGGCAAAATCAAAGTCATGTGATAAAGTTGTGGATATTGCCTTATCGGACACCAAAAGCAAACCAAAGAAGAAAATCGTTTTCTACGTTGATTGCAAGAATAAAGAGAGATTTTATATTAGCGAAGACGATATAAAGAGCCAAAATAAAGTTTTTTCTGTTAATGAGTCCTTTAAAAATATTGACTCAGAAAAATATTATAAAGCTTGCCTCAGTGGAATTAAATCTAGAGCTAATCATCCTTCAACGGTTGAAACGAGCATTTTTGGGCGTGCTATTGGATCAACTCCAACTGGTGGTGTTCTTGTCCGAATGGATTTTACTGCCAAAAATTCATTTGGATTAGAGGAGAAGTTCACAGCTGCATGTTCTTGGGATGATGACAAATCCGAGATAAATATTTATAACAGATAACTAGTAAAAAATGATAATCAGACCGCATTTTTATGCGGTCTTTTTTTATCCCATAAACTATAGCGATCCCTAAGAGTTAATGCTTTTAGGGATTTTTTTATCATAAAAATTTATGAGGTTGATATGACAGATTTTGCCAAACTTCACCTAAATGTAACATCATCTGGTATTGATAAAGCTGATAGAGACCTCGCAAAGCTACAAAGTAGTGCTGGAAGAGCAGAAAAGCACATTGAAAGCCTTGTTAAAACAATTGGGCGATTAAAATCACTTCTTGCTGTTGGTTTGGGTATTCAAGGGATCAGCACGATTATTCAAATGACGGACAAGATGACCGCGTTAAATGCTCAAATTAAATTTGTGACTAGCTCAACGCAAGAATTTAACAAGGTTCAGCATGAATTATTCGATATCGCGCAGAGAACACGCGGAAGTTTAGAAGCAACAACTACGCTTTATGTTCGTTCTTCAAGAGCATTAAAAGACTATGGGTATAGTCAAAAGCAAGTGCTTGGATTTACCGAAACACTTAACAAAGCAATGGCTGTTGGTGGTGTTGGTGCGCAAGAACAAGCGACGGCTCTATTTCAGTTATCTCAAGCATTGGGTTCTGGTCGATTGCAAGGTGACGAGTTTAGATCTATTTCTGAGGCTGCTCCAATTATCTTAGATACGATTGCTGAGTATATGGGGAAATCTAGAGCAGAAGTTAAAAAGCTAGCTTCAGAAGGAAAAATCACCTCCAAGATAATTTTTGAATCAATTAGTGGCGCAAGTGAGAAAATCTCGGAATCATTTGAGAAAATGCCCTTAACTTTCGGGCAATCAATGACCTTATTACAGAACTCAGTTTTAAATTGGGTTTCTGAAATCAGCACTTCAACTGGAATAGTCAGCACTTTATCCAAGTGGGTATCAACCCTTGCTTTAAATTTTGATAGTTTCGCCAAGACGGCTATTTACGCAACATCGGCTTATGCAGCATTTAATGTTATTTCTCTAGCTTCTAATTTCAAATCTGCTAATGCAGGCGTTGGATTGCTTACGTTTGGTTTTAGAAGTCTAACTGGAGCGGTAAGAGGTGCTACTGTAGCAATGTTAGCAAACCCAATTGGAATGCTTACTGTAGCTATTATTGGTGCCGCTTATGCGTTTGATCAATTTATTAGTGGTATGGAAGTAGGTGCCTCCACGATGAACGCAACATGGGGTGATGTTGCGCTTGGTGTATGGGAAGACTTTAAAACTGTTGTAGGCGATGTAGCAGATTGGTTTGTCCTTACTTGGAATGACGCGACGGACACACTGGGGGATATATTTGGCGGTGTAGTTAATACTGTTATTTCATTTGGTGGAACGGTCCTTGATTATTACAAGTCATTAGTAAATGGGATCCTTGGTGCGTGGAACTTTGGATTTGATGCCATTAAGATTATTTGGGGTAATTTTCCTGCTGTCTTGACTGGTTATGGTAAATCAGCAATTAATGGACTTCTTAGCATAGTAGAAAGTGGTATTAATAAGGTTATAGACTTTCTCAAAACCCCAATCGAACTCTTAAATTTAGCATCCAAAACTTTTGGTGGTGGTGATATTGTTGATACATCTGGTTGGAAGGTTGACTTAAATGATTTTAAACTCCCAGAAACACCAATTGAAAAAGAAATAAAAGATAGATTGGGCGCAGCACTAACAGAAGCATTCAGCCAAGACTATATTAAAGACGCTATTGATGGAACATTTAGTTACTTAGCAGAAGCTGGAGATAGATACGCTTCCAAACAAAAAGCCCTAGGTAGTGAGTCTGTAAATCTACATAAGCAGAACGAGGCTTTAAAAACTGAAATTAGCGAAAAGGCAGCTAAAGAGCGTCTAAAACTGCTTGAAAAGTATATGCCAGAGATCAAGATTCGCAACGAACTGCAAAAACAGCTCAAAGAGATTGAGCAATTAAGAAGTAGCGGAGCTATTAGTAGTGATGACGCAAAATACGTTTCAAACAAAGCAAGGTGGGATTCTGCTTATGAGTTAGCTGATGTTGCCAAAGAAAAAGCCGTGAGTTTTGAAGATAGACTCAAAGGAACTTATGATCCGGCTCAAGATGAAATGAACAAGTTGCAAGAAAGATTAGCGTTTTATAAATCTTTCAATGAGCAGAAGCTTTTGTCAGATCAGGAGTTGTCTGAAAGGCAGAAAGCACTTTGGGATGAGTATAATCTCAATAAAAAGAACCAAGAGCTTGATATGTACGCTGATAGTTTCTCTGCAATGAGTTCAGCATTGATGGACACGACAGAGTTAATCGGTCAAGCGGCAGGTAAACAGTCAGGTATTTATAAAGCTATGTTTGCCGCGTCAAAAGCATTTGCTATTGCTGAGTCTATTGTCAAGATTCAACAAGGTATTGCTAACGCTTCTGCTTTGCCATGGCCACAAAATCTAAGTGCAATCGCAAGTGTCATTTCTGCCACTTCAAGTATCGTTTCTACCATTTCAGGAACAACAATGAACCTTTCAGGGCAAGCTCACTCTGGGATAGATAATATTCCAAGAGAGGGGACTTGGTTGCTTGATAAAGGTGAGCGTGTTGTTGATAGTCGGACTAACCAAGATTTGAAAAAATTCTTAGCTAATCAACAGAAAGGAACTTCGAACCAAGGTAAGCCAGATATAAAGGTGAATATTATCAATAACGGTGAGCAAGTCAAAGCTAAGGCTGATGTAAAAGAGAGAGACGGGCAAATTGAAGTTACCGTTGAGCTTATTA